TTTTCAGATGGTGCCTCTACCCACAGCAAGCGCCCTAACTCAGATCTAGAGAAAGCACCTGCTCTTTGCTCTGCATCTTCTCTATCAGATGGGCTTAAAGCTTTGAGTGTAAAAACTGTGGCCTCGTTTCCTACTGTTAAATGCTCTCTGTTAGCATCAGATAGGTATAGTGCTCTCTGCTCATCAGTACACTGCACTGCATCATCACAGGTGACTACTACATCTATAGTGTGGTGAGCATTAGTAAGAAAACGTAAAGCCATGGTCTTATACTCCTAAGCCTAATCTAAATGGTGAACACCCAGCATTACTCTCATAAGTCTCAGTATTCTCTCCTGAGTAATCACCTGCATAGCGTGATTGCTGATAGGTGAGAGTTTGGCGCACAATATCATTACCACTAACATCATAGACATTAGGGTCTGCAGTGAGCATGCCTGCTGGCAACATAATTGCACAGCCTAGCCCATCACCCACAGGCCCAGTGCCTATTAGCACTTGTCTTACTACTCGGTTAAGATGATCATTAGTAATAGTAGTATTTACACTGCTTAGAGTTAAGCTGAGCTCTACTGTTACATCACTAATTTCCATGCCACTCATAGCAAGGATACTGTTACTGTGGCCCAATGGTGTAAGAGTGTTAGTTACTGTTAGGCTAAAGTCCTCAGCATCTAGAGCAATACGCCCTTGAGCCTCGGGTGCTGTGCCATTGGTTAAGCTTGCAGGTGAGCCCGAGCTAATAACAGCATAGGCACCTCTAAAGAATGGCGCTTGCCCACCATTGTAAGCAGGCTCAATAGGCCCAACTGCATTACCATGGTCATCTGTAATATATGCAGATTGGTAAGTAAACTCACCCATCAAGCGCCCATTATCAAGAGTGATTGATAGGCTCTCAAGCACACAGCCAAAGGCAAACATTCTAAAGTTATTGCCATCCACTCTAAATGCTACTGATCTGTTATAGGTGCCTGTTACTGTTCTACTTGGCACGTACCATGTTTGTAAGCCACGCACAGCAGTAAATGAGGTAGAGCTTACAGCAGGGCTCATCTTAATTATATCAGTAGCGCCCCCAAAGTCATGGTCAGTAATAGCACTGTATTCTGCACGCCCCCCAATGGTGGTACTTAGTAAAGTGCCTATATCAGCCTCATTAAATGCTGCTGATGGTGTAAATGTATTTATATCTGTTACTGATGTTACTGTATCAGCCTTAGCATTGGTAGATGGTACTTGGGTTAAAAAGCCTGCGCCTAACAAGTAACCTAGGTAATTAGCTGAGTAGTCTGCAGGTGTACTACCAATAGTAGTTAAATCTACTCTGACTACTACTTGACCTGTGCGCCTATGCACTTTGTTACCTGAGCCATCAAAAACAGTATCAATCTCAGGAGGCACAAAATAGGGCCCATCTTTGGCATCATTGCGCTCACTAATGACAGGCTCACCGCTAATGATGATAGGGTCACGCTCACAAGGGATTGAAACAAAACTCAGGCCTGTAGCTGATGGGATGCCATCACTACCTAATGAACCAAAGTCACCAGAGCCCTCTAGGGCCACGCTTAAACTACGCACTGTAGATGCCATGCTTATGCCTCCAAGTATAAAAGATCAAAAGCTAGAGATAGCATAAATGCTAATGCATCACCCTGTGCATCTAGCACAGGCTCTAGCAAAGGGGTTAAGGGTATTATCGAGACAATACCTGTATTAATAGTGTCATAATTTGGGCCCTTGAGTGTATCAATTAAATAAGACACATCCTCATTTATTAGCCTCATAAGATAGCCTTGGTCAGATGGGATATCATACCGCACTCTAAGATTTACTCTTGATCGCTTGCGCCCACTGATGCCTGCCTGCCCATCATCTTGAGCCAGGCCCTCAAGCTCAAGCTCAAAATACCTGTTAGAGTGTGGCCTATTCTCTAAAGAAGCAGTAAGCCCATCACCTCTGTTAACAGCTACAAAACCATGATGCACATCTGATTTAGGTGTAGTGAGCTCGATTAGATTCTCTATATATTCAAGAGCAGAGAAGATGCCTTTACTCATTTAGCTACTCCTAATTTTTTTCTAACCTCGATACCCACAGCCTCACTGAGTATATCTATCTCATCATCAGTGAGCCCTAAAAACTCTCTCTTACTATTAACATGATAACCATAGCTCTGCACATGTTTAGTTAAGCCAATGGTAAAGCCTGTGGCTGTGGCCTCTTTAACTATCAAGTTATTCATCAACTGACCACTAAGCACTAGATCTATTTGGGCTGAGTCATTATTACCCTTGCGCCCCCTGCGCCTACTATCCTCTTTATATTGCTCATAGCCACCTGCATAGTAAACACTTTGGCCTGTGCGTGATGGCCTGCCACCTTTGGGCGCAAGCCTTGCACCTTGCTTAGCCACATAGATAGGATTTTGCGAGTAATCATCAAAGGGCACACCATTGGCATCTATTCCCTCAGATGTTCTAAGCTTGATAGATGCTAAGGTGTTTTGTGCAAGTCTCATGCTGTCCTGTGCTGACCACAGTGTGCGAGGCACCTTTATATTTATCTTAGCTGGCATATTAGTGCCTCATGCCTCGAGCAGGTGTAAAGGTAAGATCATTATCCTTTTTATTATAGCCACGCCATGAGGCTCTAAAGTCAGTAGCTGAGCCACCTGACTTGCTTAAGCTTTCCTCACCATCATCTATAATGCCATCACCATCTATATCTAAGGCCACACTCTCAAGCGCTTTATTTAGTAGCTCAGCACACCTAGCTCTAAATGCATCAGCCATATCAAGCTGAGCAGATTGCTCATAGATTAAGGCACCTGTGCAGTAAGCATGAGCTAACTTAAAACTCTCAGCATTAAATACCTCATCCTCTGTAAGATTGTCTGCTAATAGATGTGATCTAATATGCATAGATAGCTCATCTAGTGCAGAGGTAATCTGAGGTGTAAAGTCTGCCTGTCTTCTTGGAACCATGCCAGCAAGCTGTGCAAAGGTGCGCAGCAATGAAGCATGATCAAGCCCTGTATCAAAGGGCCTTAGTGTTACCTTGATTGTGCCCTTTTCTGTTAGCTCTTGATTCTGAGAGCCTAGGTCTGCTGTATAAACCACTGAGTAACTATAATAGCCATCTGCACTGCTTAGATTAGCTGATGTAACATTATAGTAATACATGGGCACATGCAGAGTAGCTGAGGTGCTTAGATCAATCTCACGAGGCAAGGGCTCAGCTAAGATAGCTGTAGTGCCCACAATACGAGAGAGAGTTACACTGAAATAAGTATCACCTGCAGTGAGTATAAAAGCTCTCTGCTGATCAGCTACCAAAGAAGATGCAGACTCACTTAGTGTAAGTGTGCGCCTATCACTAGCAATAGCTGTAATAGTTACATCTGCACGCCCTTGAGTCATGCTTGCAGTAACATTGCCAGATGGGCCATTGAATAAGTTAAATGTAACTGTGCCTGTTACAGGATGTGGGGCAGTCCATTTAAACATGTAGTCTGAGCCTCTAGCTACCTTAATCATTTTTTGCCCCCTTTGTTAGCATCAGCTATATCTGATGGTTTAGCTCTAGTTAGTTTAGCAGCTTCAATAAATGATTCTGTTACAGGACTCCAAGAGTGTCTGCAATTATATCCACCGCCCGAGGTTTTAACAGCCAAGCCCTGCCCATTATTAAGCTTACTCATTTGCTGTTCATCTACCACCTTATTTACTAAAGCCCTGCAAAAGTCTCTAGTAATTCCATCACGTGGGCCAGTGTATAAATAGTGATCAAGCTCAGCCACAGCAGATGCCATAGCTGTGAGCCCTCTGCCATATTGACTAATTTTAGTTTTAATCTCTGTTAACTGCCTGCCCTGCGCTCGAGTCATCTTAAGCTGTAGATTACTCATCACAGTATTAAGAGGCACATTAACTTCTAAGTCTCTCAGGCTATCTCTTATGTTTTGTTTAATGGATGGCAGTATAACACCCTCGACTATATCAGATATATTCTGAGAGCTTAATGCATCCACCTGTGGCGCTAAACTATCTAAGCTCAAGCTTGGCTCAATAGCTGTTAGCACCTTATCAACTGTTTTATTTATCTTACTCTGCTGGGTAGATAAATCTAAAACTGCCTCACCTAAGCCACCTGCTATTAGCAGATTTAAAAGCTCATCATCTGAGGCATTAATAATAGAGGCAGGGCCTGTGGCCTGCACAGCCTGCTCTATAGTGTCGAGTAGAGAAGCTAATGATTTATTTAGAGCTTTCTCTATCTCTCTCTCTGCTGTTATCTCTGCTCTGATCTGATCACGCCTCGCCCTAATGAGAGTAGCCATGGTGGCAGATGATGCCTCTTTAGCCTGCTTAGATAAATCATCTACAGCACGCTTATCAGCATCTTCACTCAAAAGGGTAGTTTGTTGCAATCCACATGAGCAATAAAGCACAGATCAAAACCTTAAGCAAAACAGCCTGTAAGAACGTGCCCAAGGGTGCCATCTACAGCATGGAAAGAGTTAACCTCTTCACCCCAAACATATCGGCGAGTCTTATCTAAGCTGTCATATTGGCCTGCGACCATATCAGAGTACTGTAGATTAAGCGCAGCAACAGGCATGCCTTTAACGTTGCCTGACTTTTGCACTACTGCATCAGCACCACGCAAGATGCCCATGAACAATTTAGAACCACTCCAAATATAGGACTCTGAGCTTGTTGCACCTGGCACTGCAGTATCTCTGCGAGCTTGACCCACATAGATATTAGGGATGCCTAGAACATCACGAAGCACAGCAAGCACAGCCTCATCATTAAGGAGGTTATTACCGCTTGCTACACCTAGAGTGCTATCACCTACATAACCACGCACCTCAGGGTTTTTAGCAAGTGCTCTAAAGCATTGGCGACCTAAGATAAGGGTGTCTGGGTTAATGCCATGTGATGCCTCAAATACAGTATCTTTAAGGTCAAATAGCTCACTTAGAGGCTCTGCACCTGCTGAGTTAAATGCAGACCCTGCTGCTGAGGTATTAAATGTAGCTGATAACTCATTAAACAATACATCTGCTAAACGCTTCTCACGATCAAGCTTAAGCACTCGGCTTACCTTGCGTGCAATGCGTGCTTCTTCTGAGCCAGGATATTGACTATCAAAGATATCCTCCATGGCAATGCTATCAGATGCACTAAAGATGTTAGCTTTAAATGTTTGGCTTGTACGATCAAAACCACCAATCATAGCACGAGATGCACCAGGTGCACGTTGTAAATCAAGGCCAGAGCCTGCACCCATAAAGTTACGTGTTTCCTCTACTAATAGAGTACCACTGCGCTCAGGGATTTTGATAGCTTCTAAAGCTTTGTCTGCAATAAGCTGAGCATCACTAGGGATAGCCTCAGCTACAAGGCCTGTAAGGATTTGGTCTACAGGATGTAAATTAGAATATGATGAAGCCATTTAAAAACTCCCTTATGCGTTAAGGCTAGATGGGCCAAAGAAATAAACAAAACATTGCTCATTAGCTGATACATCAATTTGATTAATGTTAGGCAGTAAACGAGCGATAGGATAAAAGGTAGTGTCTCCTGCTTCGCAAGGTTGAACCTTACCAGCAGTAGCAGCACTTAGGATGCATTTGTCTTCATCAAGTGCCTCACTAGCAATAACTCGAGAGATACCATGTACTAAAACCTCAACAGCATCACCATCAGTGCAAGCACGTTGGGCAATACCTACCACCTTATTATCAGTGGCAGCAGTGGTTACAGACACTTTGCCTGCATCTGTCATGGAAACAATAGCGTATTCAGTAATAGCGCCATCAGCAACAAAGCTCATAATGTTAGGATTGCTCATCGTTATACTCCGTAAGCTTGCTTATAATAATCTGGGTTTTGTGTTCTAAATTGATTTAATGCCTCTGAGTAGCTAATGCTTTTCTCAGTTTGCAGTTTTTTAATCTCTGCATCTAAAGTGCCTTTAGTGATTTCCTCACCACTTGCACCATGGCCTACTTGATTAAGAGGTACAGCACTGTTAGCAGGGCGCTCACTAAACATCTGCCAGAAAGATGGCTGTGTCTCTCGGAGTCTCCAAGCATCATTAGCTACATTTTGCTCATCAGGACTAATGCGCCCCTCACGTAGCAAAGTGCTAACAGCCTCACGCATCTCTACAGCTTCTTTTTCAGCCTTAAGGGCGTTAACTGTTTCACGTAGAGCAGTGATTTCTGAGAGTAGTAAAGCATTGCCCTCACTCATAGCATAGCTCTTTTTCTCATCATCTTTAGACTCAGCCATCTTCTTAGCCTCATCCTCATCTTTAGACTCAGCCATCTTCTTAGCTTCATCCTCATCTTTAGACTCAGCCATTTTCTCAGCTTCATCCTCTGGCTTTTCTTCAGTAAGCTTAGCCTCAGAGTCAGCTTTCATCTCTTTAATCGCGTCCTCAAGCTCACGCACCATCTCATCTTTAGCGACAAGCATAGAGCGCAACTCATCAGCAGACATAGACTCTAGATTATCAATCATAGATATCCTCTCTGAAAGTGTAACCCTACTAATCTTGTCATTAGATTGCGCAGGGCGTGGGGTTAGTGTGATTGCTAATAATTGTGCTGTACCAATAGGCTTGCCACCATCTCGAGTATATACATCACCTGCAATAAACTCAGGACTTGACCACAGCACACCACCTGCATTTTTTACTACCTCTAGGCCACGCTCATTATAAGCAGGCACTGCATAGAGGCCATCAGATCTAAGCTCTACATCTACTATAAGACCTAGCGCATTACCTGACTCAGGAGGCGCAGGCGTGCCTCCATTAAATGGGCTAGTAGCATGCTGCCAATCAATAATAACTGGGTCTGCTTCTCGCCTTGATTTAAAAACTCTCACCATTTCGGAGAGCATATCTGTATCAATCTCTTGACCAATAGCAGAGCCATTAAGTCTAGAGCTAACTTGACCTAGAGCAAGGGTCTTAAAGGGCTTACCAAT